TGGCGGTGTCCTACTAGCGGACATCGTTAAGAGAAATAATCTCAGCACATACGTTTCCGAAGCTATCAAGGAACGTAGTGCATTTATAAAATCTGGTGCTGTTGTGCGTAATGCACTTCTTGACGCATCAGAAGGTGGAACAAGAATACAAGTTCCAGAATTTAACCCAATCTCACCAACTGAGGAAATCTTAGATGGTACATCAACATGGGGTACAAGTAACGCTGGTTATTTAACACCACAGAAGATTGGTACAGGAACACAGATCGCAACTATCTGTCATAGAGGTTTTGCGTATGCTGTTGATGATGTGGCTGTATTGGCTGCTGGTGAAGATCCAATGGGTCATATCAGAAACCAAATTGCAGATGCTATCAACAAGCTTAACTCTGCAAGACTTTTCAGTTTATTAGATGGTTTATTTGCATCTGGTTCTGGTCCATTAGGTGCAAACTTACTTGATTTAGGTAAAGCTGCTGCTTCTGGTGCTGATGAGTCTAACTTCTTAACAGCTTCTACAGTTGCAAGAGGTAGATCACTTCTTGGAGAAAGAGGTGAAGAACTAGATACTCTAGTAATTCATCCATCTGTTGCTTACTATCTATATCAGGTTGGTATGCTTACATTCTCAACATCTGCTCTATCCACTGGTGGTGCAGTGACTTGGGGTGGCGGTGGAGTTGGTGTTAACGAAAGAAGTATCGGTCAATTTGCTGGTATGAATGTCGTTATTGACTCACAAGTTAACACAGTAATTCCTGGTTCATCTGGTGATCAAAAAGAGTTCCGTTGCTACTTAATTAAGTCAGGAACAATTCTTGAAGGTGAACAGTCTCCATTAAGCATTGAATCAGATAGAAACATCTTATCTAAGCAAGATGTTATGTCTGTTGATTATCATAGTGCTTATCACATTATGGGAACTAAGTGGACATCTGCTACAGACAACCCAACAAATGCTCAGTTAGGTAACTTAAACAATTGGGGTCTTACATACGATGCCGATTTGATTCCTGTGGTTGAAATGATCGTTAACTCACCACTTGATACAACTACTATTGCGTAATAGTATTAGTATGATCTGCAAAGAAACCTCATCAATTATTGGTGGGGTTTTTTCTTTACGCTAGAATAAAACTAAAATTACTTTCTTATCGTGGCAGCCACTATAAATGCAACTATAAAAGATGCTAATGCTAATAGCTATGTCACATTGACAGAAGCTAATAGTTATTTTGAAACAGTTCCAGACTCTTCAACTTGGACAAATAAAACAGATGATCAAAAGAATAGAGCATTAATATCAGCCACCAGATGGATTGATAGCTTTGTTTATTATGGTGATAGATGTGATGACGGACAGGCATTAAAATTTCCTAGAAATAATTATCAGGTAGATGGTGTTGAATTAGCCTGTTCTACTATTCCGTTAAATATTAAATATGCACAATATGAATTAGCTAGAGCTTTGGCAAATGATACTGGTGCTATTACTGGTACAACTGGTAAAGATGGTAATTTTTCTGAAGTAAAATTAGGAGATTTACAAGTTAAATACAATACTGATAGTCAAGGTACTGGTTCTGTTAATAATATTCTCGATGTTTACCCATGGTTACAAAGTTATCTTGGAGCGTATATGCTAGGTGGAGCAGGAACATTTCAAATGAGGGTAGTTAGAGGATAATGGCAGGTCAATTAGATTCATTATTTAAAAGTGTTGCTAAACAGGTTGTTGCTGATTTAGGTACTTCTTTTGATTCGGCCATTACTTATGTAAAGAAAGGAATATCAGCTTATAACGTGGAAACAGGTGAACAAGTTAGTATTGACACTACATATGAAAATTTAAAAGCACCAGTTGAATTTGTTAAATCAGAGGAAGAAGGTGAACAAGAAATGAGAGAAGCAAAAGTATATTTAACACCAGATCTTATTGGCAATAATCAACCAACTTTAAATGACGAAGTAAAGTTAAGTTATGCTGGATCTACTAGAGTTGGGCAAATAACAAGTATTGATACAAAGCAAGGTGGTCAAACTTATTTATTTACTTTATTAGTGAGGTTCTAATGGCAAAAAGAGATATAGAAAATGCAATGCCAGATTTAGATGCTCAACTTAATGAAGCATTCAATTCAATGATTGGAGAAGTTTTAGCTGATCTTGTAGATGAAAGTCCAGTTTATACAGGATTTTTAGCATCAAGTTGGCGAGCACAAAAAAGTCAGGTAAGGCAAAAAGATAGAGTAGAAGATCACGAACCTTGGGCTGGAATAAAGGCTAATTTTGTTTGGAAGAAAAAAGGGGATAAGCCACCTAATCCAGAAATATCACCTAGATTTTCTCCTCCTACTTTTGATTATAGAAAAGGATGTTTTATTGGTAATCAAGCTGAGTATTCAACTTACATTATTGAAGATCCAGGATTAGTTAAATATCTTAAACACGATATTCAAAAAACTATTAATAGAAACTTTAAAGAGAAAAAACGTGGTGCTATTAAAATTGGTACTGTTCAGAAAAAAGTGTTGTTTGGTAAAGGTAGTAAAAAAGGTAGAAAATATACTGGTACTTCTGAATTTTAATTATGACTTTAGTTAACACAAGAGCAGCTTTTGAAAAAGCAGTCACTGATGCTGTAGCAGATGTAGATCCAACTGTATTAATGGTTTATGATAATGTTCATTTTACAAATCCTGGTAAAACAAAAAAATATATAATTATGACAGTAGATTTTGGACAATCTACTTTACAAAATCAGGGAGCAGCTTCGGATTATTATGCTGGAATTATTCAATGTAATGTTTATTGTCCAAAGGGTAAAGGAACTTCAGTGTTATCTGAAATATCTGAAGCTGTTGTAGATGGACTTACTTCTGTTAATGCTTCTGGGTATATAGATACTTTTAGTTGTAAGCCTAGAGTTCTTGATATTACTGGTCCAACTCCTTTAAATATTGAAGATAGAAGTCACTTTGTTGGAGTAATTTCTTGCCAATTTACCGCTAACGCTTAATATAGTAGAGTAATATAATTTTGATATGACAAGAGCAGTAGACCTACTCAAAAACAGGTTTGGAGTTTCACAACTTTACAAACATGATGTTAAACAAGAAGATGAAATTATTTTGACTATCTATTGGCATCCTTTAACTATTGCTGAAAGAGAAGCAATACAGAAAAAAACTGGTACAGATGATACTAATGATTACGCTTTACAAATGATGATTGAAAAAGCATTGGATATAGATGGCAAACGTATTTTTTCAGATGGAGATAAGGCTTCATTAAGAAGAGAAATAAAAGCTAATGTTCTTGAAGAAATTCAAATAGCGATGATTACAGTAGGTGCTGATAAGGAGGTAAAAGAGGCTAAAGCCGATTTAAAAAGCTAATAAAGATTGGCAGTTTATTTATTCTTTAGCAAAGACATTACATAAAACTGTAGCTGAGTTATGTGAAACTTTGACTATTGAAGAAATGATAGGTTGGGCTGCTTATAACGAGATTGAAAATGAAGAATATAAAAAACAACAAGAACAAGCACAAAGAGTTAGTGCTTTAAAAGGCAAAAGAAGGTAATATAGAGAAAATGTTTTGATTTTTATAGCAAGTGGCTAATTATAATATTGATTTATTACTTACAATAAAAAATTCTAATAAATTAAAACAGCTTAATAAAGATTTTAAAAGGACAAGTGAAGAGCAACAAAGAGTAAAAAAAGGATTAAAAGAAATAAATCAGGGTTATAAGAATATCTTTCCAAGTCTAAATAAGATAGTAAGTTTACAAACTAAAGCTCAAGAGATGTTTAATAAAACAGCTTTGGGTACAAGAGCTAATACTATGGCAGCTAAAGATTTAGTTGCAGCACAAAGATTATTAAATCACGAATTAGCACAGAGAAATAAATTATTAAAAGAAGTTCGAGGAGGTGCTTTTGAATCAGGTATTGTTCAGAATGTAGGTCGTAGTCAAAGAGGTCGGGCTGGTTCTGGATTTGCAAAATTTAGTGCTAGAGCCGATATAGTGACAGACCAAGCAAAAAAAGATGATATGAAAGCTAGATTTAGACAGGAGTATCTTAAAAGAATTGATAAGCAAGTTGCAAAAATAGCCTTAATTCAAACGCAACAACAATCACAAAGAGCATTTGCTGGATTAGCACCACAAAAATTTGGAGTCATAGGTGGTCAGATAGGTCCAGCACTTCCAAGAGGATTTAGGGTGCGACAGCAGTTTAAAGAAGGAGGGCTTTTTGGTATGCCAGGTGGCATGAGGAGTAGAATTAAAGGTGGTGTTGGTAGTGCATTAATTGGTGGAGGTTTTCCTGCATTATTTGGAGCTGGTGGTTTAAGTTCTGTTATGGGTGGTCTAGCTGGTGGTATTGGAGGAGCACTCGCACCAGGTGGTGGTTTTGCTGCTTCTATTGCTGCTACTGCTATTGCTTCTCAGATAGAAAAAGCTAAAGAATTTAATAAAGCTATTGAAGATTTAAATAGATCAATAGCTGCAACTGGAGGTCAGTCTCAATTTACAGCAGGACAAATTAATGAATTTGCCAAATCAATGAGAATGACTAAAGAAGAAGCATTAGAAGCACTTAAAGCATTTGAACAATTTGGTGCTGCTGCTCGTATTTCTTTAATAAAAGTATTTGGTGATGAAGCTACTTTCAATATGCTTGCTAGTTTCAAAGATAGTGCTTCGATATTAGATCAAATGGATGAAATAACAAAAAGTTTAGGTTTTGAACAGGCAGGACTTATATTACAAATTCTTGATACACAAGGGGCAAGAGCAGCAGAAAATAAAATTTTAGAACTAACTGTAAAAAAGAATAAAGAATTAAATATGCAAATTAAAGAAAGGGTAGGAGCAGAAGGTCGTTTAAGAAAAATAAGAAAAGAACAAAGAGCAGAAGATGAGTTAAGAGTTCAACAAGAAATTAATAATGCAAGAACTATTTTAGAATTACAAACAAGAAGATTAGAACAACAAGAAAAATTAGCAATAATGAGAGCACCTATTGATGAAATGGAAAGATTATCAGATGTTCTTTTTCAAGTTGATGCTCTTGGTAAAAGTATTGGAGATAGTTTTTCTGAATCATTTAAGGGAATTGTTAGTGGTTCTATGACAGCACAACAAGCATTAAGAAATCTTTTTCAACGTACAGCAGATCATTTCTTAGATATGGCTGCACAAATGTTAGCTGCACAAATAAGATCAGGTATTTTTGGTATATTCAAAAGTTTTATGGGTCTTGGTCCATTAGGAAATCCTTTATCGAGAGCTACAAATACAAGTGTTGCTGCTACTGGTATTCCTAGTGGTGATCTTTTGTTACCAGGATCTTTTGGAATATCTACTATAGATAGATCAACACCTAATGTTCGAGGATCAGGAATGTTTGGTAGAAGAGCTAGTGGTGGGCCTGTAATGGGAGGTGGTAGTTATTTAGTAGGAGAACGAGGACCAGAATTATTTAGCCCAGGTGTATCAGGGATGATTACACCAAATCATGCTATGGGTGCAACAAACATAGTTGTGAACGTAGATGCTTCTGGTTCTTCTGTTGAAGGTAATGGTCAACAATTTGGCGAGGCTTTAGCTGCTGCAATACAATTAGAAATAGTAAAACAGAAACGTAGTGGAGGTTTACTTGCATAATGTCATTTACTTTTCCTGCTATAAATCCAACTTACGGCGTACAAAAAAGATCCGCACCAAGAACAACTGAAGTGCAGTTTGGTGATGGTTATAAGTCTCGTAATGTCTTTGGCCTAAATCAAAATCCTAAAATATACCAACTTACCTTTGAAGTATCAGAGTCAGACAATTTTAACAGCACAGGAATTTCAAGTGCAGATACTATAGAAATATTTTTAGATGACAGGGCAAAAGACAGTACCAGTTTTACTTTTACACCTCCTGGAGAGAGTTCTTCCTCTCAATTTGTTTGTAGACAATGGAATAAATCGATACCTTATTTAAATAGAGCTAGAATACAAGCAACATTTGAGGAGGTATTTCAGCCATGACGATACCAGTTGAACAGTTACAAAAATTAGATAGCATAACAATTATTGAATTATTTGAATTACAACTTTTTTCACCTATTCATTATGCAACAGGATCGCCTGTACCTCCTCCATACAGATTTCATAATGGTACAAATGAAATAAACACAGATATTATTTGGAAAGGTAATTCATACACAGCTATTGCTTGCCAAGCTGAAGGATTTGAGACAGGTGATAATACAGTAATGGCAAGACCTACAATGACCTTTGCTAATACTGCTAGTTCATTTACTACGATATTAGAGCTTGTTAATGCTCAAACACCATTTAATGATTTACAAAAAGCACAAATTTTAAGAATAAGAACAATGGCTCAATTTATTGATGATGCTAATTTTGCTCCTATTGGTGGCAACCCTGCTGCCAATCCTTATGGAACACCAGATACATCAAAAGAATTAGAACAGCAAAAGTTTGAAATTAATAGAAAAATTGTTGAAAACAAAGAAATTTGTAGTTTTGAACTTGTAAATACATTAGATTTTGAGAGTTTACAATTACCAAGAAATCAGATAACAAAAGATAGATTCCCTGCTGTTGGTAGTTTTGTTCTTACATGACTTGGAAAGAAGATGCTAAAAAACATTTTTTAAAGTGCAAACCAGCAGAAGGTTGTGGTTTGTTGGTAGAAAGAGGTGGCAATGAATTTTTTTATCCCTGTAAAAATATTGCCTCTCATGTTCAAGACGATATTACCTTTGCTCTTGACCCTTTAGATTTTGCAGCTTGTGAAGATAGTGGTGCAAATATATTAGCGGTTCTTCATTCTCATGTAGAAGGCAGTGCAGAGCCTTCTGAAGCTGATATAAGTAACTGTAAGATCTATATGATGGATTGGTACATTTACTCGATCCAAGATGATAATTGGCACTTCGAGGAGACAGAATTATGATTAGAAAAATTAAATTATATGGGCCTTTAAAAAAATTATCTGGTGTAAAAGAGTTTGAAGCTGATGTTTCAAATGTAGATCAAGTATTTAGTTTTATTAAAGTAAACTATCCAGACTGCCAACAACATTTATCAGAAGCTTGTTATAGCATTGTAATGAATGATGTAGATATAACATTTGCAAATTTAATTATAAAGGGAGAAGGAGATATAAAAGTAATACCTCTAATTAGTGGAAACTTTATTTTTTCTTTTCTTTCTACTTTTGTGTTAGGACTTTTTGGTAAAGGTGCAACTTTTGCTTCAGCCTTAAAAGGTGCTTTAGCCGTTACTGGTTTGCAGTTTTTAGCTGATTTACTTGCACCAGTTCCTCCAGAAAGCAGATCAGATCCACAAGTAGAATCTTTCCTTGGCAATCAAAATGCTAACACTACAAAAGCTGGTGGTGCTGCTCCTTTGGTTTTTGGAGAGTGTTTAGTAGGTTCTGTTGTTATAAGTGCTGGTGCTGATACAGTACAAGTAGCTGATAGTACATAAATTATGGCTAGAGAAATCACCAATATTAATAATTTTAATTTACAAGAGGATTTACCAAACGATTTTTTAAAAGCTGTACAGTTTTTTACTCTTTTAGATTTAGTTTCTGATGGAGCAGAAATTGAAGGTTTTGCCACACCATCTAAAAACAGTACCTCTTTACCAAGCACTCTTTTATCTCCAAGCACATCAACTGATCCTCAAATACTCGCTGCTGAAAGAACATATATACAACAAGCACAACAAGACATTTTTTTAGATGGTCGTGTAATTCGTAGTTCTACAGGGGTTGAAAATATACCAAATACATCATTAGCAATCAGAACTGGTACTGATCCACAAGAATTTATGGGAGGTATAAATGAGCTTAGAATTGCTAATCCACCAACAGTTAATTTAACTCCCGCCACAGTTCATAATATTGATCCTCAAGGTTCAAATGATTCCACAAATAATGCTGAAGCTAATAAAATAACAGGCACAATAAATGCTGGATCTGGTGTAAATAACACACCAAGGGCAGTTATTGTAACTCTAAGATGGAATAGTTTAAGACAAATAGGTGCAGATGATGGATCTTCTGTACCGTTAGGTATTCAACGCAATTCACATTTTACTAATGGAGCATCAGGTAATGTTCATATAAAAATTAGGTTGAGAGATAAAAATGGAAACGAAATTCTAAAAAGTGACGGAACTTCGACAAGTATTGAAGATCAAATAAACGGTGTTTCGATTGGTACATATAGTAAAGACTACAGAATAGATATTCCTTTTGATAAATATGCAACTGCAACAGCAAGAAGTAATACGTATCCAATAAGTGTTGATGTTTTAAGGTTGGATGCTGAATTTAGAGCAAATTTTTTAACTGCTGGTGCTAGTCATCCTTTTGCTGATAGCGGTTTGAATATATATGAAGAAGGTGAAAAAAGATTTACAACATTTACTTTTGCAGGTCTACAAGCTGTTTTACCACAAATTGTAACAGTTACAGAGTTTCCTAAATCTGCGTATATTGGTTTTAGGTATTCGGCAGAGCAGTTTCCTAATATACCTCAAAGAAAATATTTTATAAGAGGAATTAAAGTTAAAATTCCACACAATTCAACAGTTGAGTTAGCAACTGGCAGACTAACTTTTAGCGGAGCCTTTAACGGTACATTTAAAACGGATAAAGCATGGACAAGCGATCCAGCTTGGATTTTATATGCACTTATAACCGAAGACTATGGTTTACAGATAGATGAGGCTACGATTGATAAAGCTTCTTTTTATGCAGCAAGTGAATATTGTTCTGAACTAATTAGTAGTCCTGATGGTCAAATACCTAGATATTCTTTTAATGGTGTTATTAAGACAAGAAAAAAAGGATTAGATGTTATTAGGGAAGTTGCTGGTGTAATGAGGGCAAGTTTGTATTATAAAAATGGATCTTTAAAAATTGCCTTAGATAAACCAGACACAGTTACTTCATATTTATTTACCAATGCAAATGTCGTAGATGGCGCTTTTAATTATTCTGGAACGGATAAAGATAAGAAATTTACACAAGTCAATGTTTCTTATTTTAATAATGATATACAGGAGTTAGATCAAATATCTGTACGATCTAGTCAATCATTAATAGATAAGTACGGATTAAATCAAACAAATATACAAGCTTTATATACAACAAACAAATACCAAGCACAGCGTTTTGGAAGATCAATTCTTTATAATTCAAATTTTGAATCAGAGATAGTAACTTTTGAATGTGGTTTAGAAGCAGCTTCTATATTAGAACCTTTAATGGTAATAAAAATTGCTGATAGATTAAAAGAAACTATAAGAGCAAGTGGCAGAATAAATGCAGTTACAAGTTCAACAGAAGTAGTAGTTGATGACAGTACAGAGACAACTGTAGGTATTGCTGGTGATAGTTTTTTAATAATTGATATTAATGGAGGAGTACAAGAAAAAACTATACAATCAGTAAGTGGTAGTACAGTTACATTATCAAGTGCTTTGAGTCCATTACCGCAAGCTGGAACAATTTGGGCTGTTAAAACTGGTAATGTACAGCATAGAAAATTTAGAATTACAAATATTAAGCAAAAAGATAATTTTGTTTTTTCAATAACAGCGATTGTTTATGACGATAATAAATACACGTTTATTGATGATTTAAGTAATAGTGTTGGTATAGGTAGACCGTCAACAACCTTACTTGATCCATTAGATGCACCAGAAATTCAAGAATTAAAAGAAGAACTTATTGTTGTTAATAGTAGGGCAACCAGTAGAATTGTTCTTAATATTGGACTTGTGAATGGAGCTAAAAAATATCAAGTAAGTTATAAATTAAATGGTGGTTCGCCAGTAGTAGAAAATATTTTAACAAATCAGTTTATTCTTTTAAACAATAAAGAAGGTGTTTATGAATTTTTTGTACGATCTATTGATAGTCTTAATAGATTAAGTACGAGTATTGCAGATCGATCACTTACAGCAGAAGGACTAAAAGCAGACCCTTCTAATGTAAGTAATTTAAGATTTGAAGAAAGTGGTGATGATTTGATTTTAAAATTTGATCGTTCTACAGATAAAGATGTTTTATTTGGCGGTAAGGTAAAAGTAAAATATGCCCTCACTTCAGATGGAACTGCGACTCCTCAAAATGCAAATTTATTAAGAGAAGTTGATGGTAATTTCGACCAAATTACTATTAATGATTATCAAAGTGGTGAATATTTTGTAACTTTTGTTGATGTAGCAGATAATGAATCTGTCACACCAACTTCTGTTGTTATAAACAGAACAATTACATCAGGTAATAAATTAGCTGCACAAATAAGAGAACATACAAATAATTTTCTTGGATCAAAAGTAAACACAGTATATGACTCTAGTATTAGTGGTTTAAGATTAGAAACTGGTTATACAACTGGAAGCTATACTTTTGCTTCTCATTCCAATAGCATTGATTTGGGCGGTGTTTTTAGATTTCATTTAGAGCCACATTTTAAAAAGTCTGGTTTTAATACTTCAACTCAATGGGATTCTTTTACAGATGATATAGATGATTGGCCTGAAAGTAATTTTACTGGTTCTGGTACGGTTGATAAAAGTGCTGATCTTATATTCAAAGTTGCTAAAAGCACTACAGGTACTGCAAGTAGTAGTTATGAGACATTTGCAAATACAGATATAATTGCAAGGACTTTATCTTTTAAAATCGATATAGAAAATGCAAGTACTTATGAAAATGTTGATATTGAAGAGCTAGGTGTTGATATAATATTCAGACCAAGAACAGAAAGAAGTATAGATAATTCAAGTGCAATAAACGGAGTTTTAACAAGTTCTGGCAGTGGAGCGACAACAGTTACTTTTAATAAAAAGTTTTTTACAGGAACAACTATTGTCGGTGGCAGTACCACAGTTTTTAAACCAGTAGTTTCTATTAATATAAATGATATGCAAGATCGAGATTTCTTTACTATTACCAGTGTTACCTCAACTCAATTTGTAGTAAATATTAAAAATGGAGCAACAGGAGGTTTTGTAGCGAGAGAATTTACATATAGTGCTTTCGGATATGGTGAAGGGTAGTATAATAGGAAAAACTTAACTTAAAATGGCAAAACCAGCAGATTTTGTAGTTGATAATGCTTCTGGTGCAGCAGTAAGAACTGATTTAAATAATTTATTTGATGCGATAAGCATTAACAATGGTTTTGGCCCTAATGATGAACCAACACAGAAGTACAAATATATGTGGTATGCAGACGAGCTAACTAATAAAATGTCTTTTTATAAAGCTAACGCATCAGATAAATTAGATTTTATAAGTCTTACCGATGGTAGTTTCTTTGGCCCCAACGGAACAGCATCTAATCCCTCTTACACTTTTTCAAATAGCACAAGTACAGGTTTTTATAGAAGTGCTGCTAATCAAATAGGAGTATCTAATAACGGTGCAAATACAGCATTATTTAAAGTTGATGGAATTGATGTTAAAGGTCATATTAATGTTGAACCCACCAGTGGAGAGGCTTATGTACAATTAAAAACAGGTGTTGACAATGAAGAGGCATATCTGGATTTTGTTACTGATACAACTGAGTACACAGATTATGGCTTGAGATTACAAAGAGGAGCCACTGGAGTAGATACTGATTCTTCATTAATACATAGAGGTGAAGGACAACTACAAATAATGACAGAACATGTAGCACCTATATCGTTTAGAACTGCTAATACCGAAAGATGGCAAATTTATTCAGACGGAGCGTTTGTATGGCAAGGACACACTGGCAGTAGTATAACTCTTGATAATGGAACAATATTTCAAAGAGGCCTAACAAGCAGAAAAGGCACAGCACTAAACGCATCTGTAGCAAATCCTTATAACTTCTATTGGGATGATTCTGGAGAAGGTACTGGCAAGGCAAACCACCTCGAAGCTTGGGTTGATACTAACTTTGTTGGTGATGTAAATTTAGGAGCTTCAGATTACAGAATTAAAGAAAGTATTACTTTACAAACAGATTCTGGAATAAATAAAATAAAAAATTTAAAACCTATTACATATAAATATAAAGATTATGGTGTTCTTAAAGGTAGTGATGAGATTAGAGAAGGATTTTTAGCACACGAAGTTCAAGAAGTTATACCTAGTGCTGTTAATCGTGAAAAAGATGTTGAAAATGCTTTACAAACTTTAAATTTAGATGCAATAGTTTCTGTATTAACAAAAGCATTACAGGAAGCAGTTGCTAAAATAGAAACATTAGAAATTAAAGTCGCTGCACTTGAAGCAAGCTAATGGCAACATACAAAACTGGTAGAAAAAATTTTACAGTTCAAAGAAGGGCAGATTTTCCTCTTCAATTAAGATTTAAAGATTCTGCTGGCGTAGTAACTGATATTACGGGATACACTGTTGCAGCATCAGTTTATAATAATGACCGCAGTATTTTATTTGCTAATTTTAGTGTTACTTATACAGATAGAACTAATGGATTGGTTGATTTAAAATTAAGTGATACTGATACTGAAAATTTTTCTTTAGCTATTCTTGATTATGACGTAAAATTAACAGATCCTAACGGTGATAAATTTTATGTTTTAGAGGGTAAACTATTTATAAGTGAAGGTTACACAGCATGAGTTCATCTAATCCTATTGCCATTGTTGAAATTATTAGCCAAGGACCACAAGGTCCAGCAGGTGAGGCTGGAGCGCAAGGGCCACAAGGAGAGGGTTCTGCAACAGTCAGTATAGGAACTGTTACTACTGGTAATGCTGGAACAAATGCTTCAGTTACTAATGTGGGAAGCACAACAGCAGCTACACTAAACTTTACAATTCCTAGAGGAGACACCGGAGCGACTGGAAGCACTGGAGCCACAGGTGCTGCTGGTAGTGATGGTGCTGCTGCAACTATAGCGGTTGGCAGTACAACAACAGGAAATGCAGGAACTAATGCGTCAGTAACAAACTCTGGAACGTCTAATGCCGCAACTCTTAACTTTACAATTCCTAAAGGTGATACGGGAGCCACTGGTGCTGCTGGAAGTGATGGAAGTGATGGGGCTGCTGCGACCATAGCTGTCGGAACAGTTACAACTGGTGCGGCTGGATCAAGTGCAACAGTCACAAATTCTGGATCGTCAAATGCTGCTACTTTTAACTTTACTATTCCTAAAGGGGATACAGGAGCGCAGGGGCCAGCAGGACAAGACGGACAAGATGGAGCAGACGGAGCGATAAGTGATGGAGACAAGGGAGATATTGTTATAAGTAACTCTGGTGCAACTTTTACTATAGATAATGATGTTGTTACTGCTGCTAAGTTAGCTGATACTTCTGTTACTGCTGGTAGTTATACAAATACAAATATTACAGTTGATGCACAGGGTAGGATTACAGCAGCAGCATCTGGTTCTGCTGGTGGTGTTACTTCAGTTACAGGCACAACTCCTATAGTTTCTTCTGGTGGAGCAACTCCAGCTATCAGTATTTCAGCAGCTACAACATCTGCTGCTGGTTCAATGTCAGCCAGCGATAAAACAAAATTAGATGGTATTGAAAGTAATGCCACCGCAGATCAAACTGACGCAGAAATTAAGACTGCCTACGAAAACAATTCAGAT